GTACATATCTTGTGCGGTCTTAATCTCAGGCAATACAAGTTTCTCGTCTACGTTAGCGTGTAAGCCAGACCTGTCTTTAATATTCTGTACGCTTATGAATAATGTGTTTAAGCTCATTTCTTATTTTTTTCTCGTTACTACGTTTGTTTTCCACTCGTGCCTACAACTTGGAGAATGGGTATTAGTTCCAGGCTTTGTGTACCAACCGCCACCTCTATTCCAAACACTATAACCAAGCCTTGCACTCATTGATTCAATTTCGCTACGGCTATACATCTTCTTAGCTTCTAATAAGTGTACGCAGAATGGTCTGCTTGTACCTTTGTTAGCATCGCTAAAGCCTGACTTCCACTCGTAAGAATAACGAATTAATATTTCTGTTGTTGTAGGTTTTACTGCACCAACTGTTACACCTAATGGCTTTACTAATTCTCTCTCTATAATTACATTTGAATTATCGCCTTTGCCTATTGTCTTAGAAATAGTTTTAATGATGTTTCTTTCTTCTAAGCTTTTTAGGATAGCAACAATTTCAGGTATAGTAACCTTTAAAACTTCGGCTAAAACATCGGTTGTAATATTCTTTTGTTTGCTGATTTGGTCTAATACGTTTGCTTCTAATTGATTTACATCGGCAAATGTTTGGTAGTCGTCATCATCACTAAATCTTGTCTTACTTTTAAAGATTTCGAATTGCTCTCTATCTTCTCCAAACTCATAGAATATCTTGTAGTCATCTTCGCTAAACTCTAATTCTTCCGAACCTAACCAAGTAGCTACTTCTTCATCGCTTAAAGCATATCCACCCTTTAACATAGAACTTGCTTGTTCTCTTGTTATTTTGCCCTTGTTAAAATCTCTAATGATACGCTGCATATTTTGCCACTCACGACCTTTTAAGCCTTTGATATGCTCGTTCACACTTAAAGGACTTGCTGCCATCGGTTGTTCACTTTCAATAGGCAATCCGTATTTAGTAGGGTCAATACCTAACTTCTCTAATATCCATTCTTTAGGTGCTACTTCTTTAATTACGCTTTCGCTAAAGTCAATACCGATTGGGTCTACGGGTTGAAGTTTTAACTCCTCGGTAACTCCTGCATATTGACCTAACATATTAAATACGCCTTCAATTTGCATTTGCTTATAGCGTACATAAGTGTTGTTAAATATCTCGTAGCTATCTCGCATCTGTTGGCGGTTGCCTAATTGACCAGGCATAGCAATACCGAACAAGTCAGGACTTGTAATCTGGTGTCCGCTAAATATGTTAGTTTGTATTAACTCGTCTACACGGCTAAAATCTTCTTTAGTTAAATCACTCGCACCCAAATCGTCTACAATAGGCTTACGGGTTAAATCGTTTACAAACGCAAGTAAATACTTCTTTCCGTCTGCACCCGTATACATATTATCGAACTGCTTACTAACAAGGCGTTTTTCTTCAGGACTTGGTTCCCCGTTTGGTAAGGTAATAAGTTTACTTGCACTAAAGCCTGTTTGAGCATTACCCAAAACGTGCTTACTTACTTCTACATCACTTTCGATGTAATTCAAAGCACCGAAATAACCAGGAAGGCTATAAACGTTCATACCAGGTCGGTACTCCTTTACATAAAGTATCTGCACACCTTGTGGGTTAGCAGGGTTAAACGCATTGTATATCTCGGCTTGTTCTTGGTTGCGTGTAGCTTTCCAATCTTCTTTGTACCAAAACTGCGTATTGTCTTTGTTGGTTCTAATCTTTGTATAATCACAATGCCACAACTCCGCAACTTGACCGCCCATTACACTCCAAATAACTTGGATATAAGCACCGCCAAATAGTTCTAAATCTAAAGCAACCTTTTTAGTTAAGTCGTTAAGGGTTTCTTCTCTATTGACTTTCTTAACCATATCTTGCTCCCCTGCCCAACCATTGCCGACAATGTAATTAACTTTGCCTCTAATGATAGCGTTGTGCTTTGCAGATTTGTTAAATAGGTCTAATAGGTATTGCGGATAGTCATTGTTTTGACCATACTGCATATACCCTTCGCCTTTTTTCTCTTTATATTCAGGCTGCTTTGCTTCCGCAAATGTCAATACTTTTATTTCCATTATTGTCTAATTGTGAATGTGCTTGTTGTTTCGTATTCCGTAAATGATATAGTTGTTCCCGATAACTCCATAATGCCACTTTCAAGCAAGTTTAAGCCTGTCGGGTTTGTATTGGTAGTACTTGTTTGCTCGTAGATTGTATAGGTGTATTGCCCGTTTAAAGCCGTATTAAAGTAGTTATTAACTACAATGCTAAACTCGTTGTAACGTTCCTTGTAAGGACTTATATCCGTGTTGTTTAGCTTTACGAATTTGATGTCCGTATTTGTGCTTCTATTCTCGAAAATAAATAGATAATTAGGACTTGTAAGCGTTTGCTTCTCAGTCAAGGTAAGTATTATATTTTGGGTTTGCCCCTTAGTTAATCTTATCACAACTATAAATATAAACTATTGCGATTGTTTGCAAAATAAAAAACCCCCGCCTAATTAAAGACGAGGGCATCTATATACAAAACCAAAACAACCTAAGAACCTGCGGTGGTTAATTGACCTGCCACAGTTGAGTTTACTTCTGGAGCAAGGGCTGGCTCTGCACCTGTGAAGGTAAGAGTATAGCCGCTTCTGTCTCCTTCAGCCGTACCTGTACCTGCGCTACCGCCTGTAAGGTCTAAGCCTCTTTGTTTTCCTAAGTACCAGTATTTGCCATTGTTATCTTTGGCAACTGCTACTAAAGTGTTTTGAGCTAATAACAAGATTTCGTTTCTTGTGTTCGCTTGTAATTTGTTTAATACTATGGTTAATTCTGGAGCATAAAAGATAGTTCCGTTTTGTACGTTTGCATTAACATTCTCAACTAATTGAGAAGTGCCTTTTACAAGTTCGTACTTATAGAACTTCTTACCAGATGCTTTTACTAAAGCGGTAATTACACCACTTGCCTCTGTTGTAGAGGTAACATCTCCTGCCGCCATAAAATAAACTTCGGTTATACCGCCTAAACTGTCTTTGCAGTCAAGAGTATAATTTTGAGTTAAAGCACAAGGCATATTGTTGAATTTAATTAGTTTGAAAAAATGGGTAGGTGTATTTCAACCTACCCTATAAATTATGCAAGAACGAAAGCAGCAACTTCGTCAGGGAACGCAATGTTTACGCCCATCTTAAATTCGCTTACGAAACGTACTTGGTCAGCTTCTTTAGCATAGAAAATTTCAAACTTCTCTTCTTCGTTCAATAAGTCAGTACCTAAGAACAAGTTGCTTAAACGCATAGCGTAAACTTTATTAGTTCCGTTAAGACCTGCAACTGCTACAACTTTGATTGTAGTACCAGGAAGTACGAATTCGCTATCAGCTTTAACATCAATTTGGTAATTGAAAGAACCGCTATTTTTTAGAGCAATAGTGTAAGTACGGAATAAATCTTGACCACAGAAGATAGTCATATCGTCAGCAGCTACAACTTTTGCAGGGATTGCACGATAAACGCCATCAAAGATGCTAATTACGTTAGCAGCAGTAATGCTTGATAAAGGAGCGCCACTAATAAAAGTAGAAGCGTTTGCAGCAACAACACCTGAAGCAGCACCGATTAACTTAACAAGACCATCGAACTTGTTTAAGTTTACGTTCACACTTGAAGTGTCTCCTTGCCATAAAGCAGTTTCTAATTGTGCAGCGATAGTTTTAGCTTTCTTATCAGCAAATTCTTGCTCGAAAGGAATGCTATCGTACATAGAACCAGTAGGTAAAGCTTTTTGTAAATACTTTGCTTCAAGGTCTTTAGGACATAAAGCTTCGTTTACTTTAATTTTACCAGGAGTTACAGTACGTTGAGTGAAAGTTGTAGAGCCAGAAGCATTGAAACCACAAGTGCCACCAGCTTGGAAGATAGCGTCAGTTTCCATAATGTTAATCTTCTCGCTTGACTTTACGCCAACCATAACGTTACCTGCACTCTTAATAAGAGCAGCAGTTTTTGCACCCAATACAGATGAAGTTACAAGTAGAGCTTCGTTTTCTTTTGTATAGTTTGCTAATGCAGATACATCAAATCCCATTTTATTTTATTTTTATTTGTTTAATAAAGCGTTTCTAAATTTCGCAATTCTTTCGTACTTCATATCTTTTGTAGTTACGTTAGAACCGAATGTTTGTTTTGGTTGCGCAATAGGTTCAGCGTTAGGTGTCTTAGTAAGTGCTTCTATTAACTCAGCTACTTGACTAAAGCCATTCTTAACTTTTGCCTCTAATTGTGCTACTTGTGTTTTAAGATTTTCGTTTTCGGAAACTAAAGCAGCGATTTCTTCTGCCATCTTTTCTTCCATCTTCTTACCCATTTCAGCAGGTACTTCTTCAGCGATTTCCGCTTCTGCTTCTGGAGTTTCGATAGAAATGATTTTAGAATTTTCGTCTAACTCAATTTGAGTTCCGTCTGCTAATTGGTGTTCTCCCATTGGTGCAGGACTTCCATCTTCCAATGTAACTTGACCACCGATAGCAAGTTCGCTAATCATAACCTTAGTTCCGTCTATAAGGCTATATTCTGCGAATGTAACAGGTACTTCTTCGATAGGTGCAGGAGCAGGTGCAGGTGCATCTACCATTGGCATATCTTCGAATAAAGCCCTAATTTGCATAATTGCATCTTTTGCGTTCATCATTCTTTTTGTTTAAATATTAATAAAAGATTTTGTTTATCATTTAACCCGTTGCAATATTTCCTTTATTGCATTCATAAGTTCTTGTTCTTTGCTTGGCTTTGTCTTATAGGTAAATAATCCCTCTACACTAAAGCCTTTAAATTTGCCCTCTTTAACATCGTTCCACACGCCTTCGTTGTCTACTTTGAAAGAGCCAAACCAAGACCCGTCAGGTGCATCTTCAAAACCCTTCATTGGTTGTATGCCACGGCTTTCGTCTGTAATAAAGCTTTCAAACATAGTAACGCCTTCTACTTGTTGGTCAGGAGAGTGCATTAAGTTTACGTTTGATTGGTAGCCTCTTTTGAAAAACTTTTGAGCAATCTTAAAAATAGTATCCTTAGAGAACACCACATAGTAATCGCCGTAAGTAGCATCGCTGCGAAAAATAGGTACGTCAGCAAGCATAAGAGGTCCAGAAATAATACGCTTATCTTCGCTAACCACTTCAAAGCGTTGTTGGTTTTTAAAGGCATTCCAATTCTTTTGTATAGCAGGTCTGTCTACGAGTGCCACATAATCCACCTCGGCATCGTCATTCATATCCTCGCTAATGTCTAATAAATAAATAGGTAAGTCCATATTCGTAAATATTAAGTGTTTTAAATTGTTATCATTTAACCGAACCTTGCTCTTTGCTTGATAGCTGCAATACGTTGCTGATTGTTTGTAACATCGCTTTCTACAACGTAGCTTCTCACGGCTTGGTTACCAAGTGCATTAATAGATTGGCTATCTAATGTAGTTGTTTGTGCTTGTGGTTGTGGTGGTGCAACGGGTGCAGAAGCATTTAAGCTTGGAGTACTTCCGCTACTTCCACCAGGAACTCCTGGCAATGGCGTACTAATAATCTTCTTTACGCTTAGTAAACCTTGTGCGATTGTACTACCTGCCGCCACAAAGTTAAAAGGGAATGGAACATCTTTTAAGGCTCTTGTCGCACCCGTGTAAGTATTCATTACGGCTTGTGCAATACTAAGTGCCTTACCTGCTGCCGATTCTTTACCTACTATCTCAATGGCAGTGTTAATACCCGTGTTAAGTATTGCTAACTTTTGGTCTTGTACTGCCCTTTCTATTGCAATTCTACCCGTTGCGGTTTGCTTATCAAACGCTTCTAATTCGGCAGCCGTTGCCTTTCTTGCCACCATTTCTTTTCTTTCTAATTCCCTTCTTCTATCGTATAGGTCGAATTGGTCTTGGAATGTCGCCTCTCCTAAAGCCTTATTTAATTCATAATCGGCTTGTGCTAATGCAATAGTGTCTGCTCTAAACTTAGATTCTTTATCTAATTTAGCTTGTAAGATAGCAGCATCTAATGCAACAATTTGATTATTTATTTCTGCTTTCTTTTCAGCAAAAGCTATCTCTGCATCTGCTCTTGCTTGTGTACCTGCTTTAGTATTGTTAATGTTATCTTGTAGCCTTTTTAATTCTAATGCAGCTTCTTCTTCGGCTATTTGTTTTTTAGTAGTTTGCTTTAATACTTCGTCTTTAATTAAGTCGGCATTAACTTTCCTTTGGTCGAGTGCTATCTTGTTCGCACTTGCTGCAAGTGAAGAATCTATTGCTATTTTTTCTTTTGTTAATGCAACGGCATTGGCTAATTGCTCCGACCTTAAACCTGCTACCTGTGCTTCTACCGCAGCTACTTCGTTTTGTGCTTCAATCAATGCTGCTTGTAATTCTACACTTGATTTGTTTTGTGCAAGTTCGGCAGCAGCGGCAGCTACTCTTGTTTGAGCAAGTTTCTTTTGTGCTTTCTCTTGTTCGTCTAAAACTTTAGCTAATTGATTATTGGCTGCAATCCTTTCGTCTACGCTTTTAAATTCGTCATCTCTAATTTGTCTTAACTGCTCGGCTTGTCTATCGTACTTTTCTACAAGACCTGCTAATTGCGCAGCAGCAATCTTTGCGCTATTTTGTAAAGCGATAGTCGCCTTTGCTTGTTCGTATACCGCAGCTACGTTAATCTTAGATGCCTTTTCTACTACACCAGTTACAACCGCACCTACCGACTTTGCCGCTTCTCCAAAGTTGTTGTAAATATCCTTACCTGCTTCTACCGCATTCTTCCCTGTATCTTTTAAACTATCCTTAGTTTTATTAATGTTCTCGGTAAGTTCCTTAATAACCTTTTGGTCTTTGTCTCCTAATGGCGACTTCTCCCAAGCAAGTTGTATCTCATTAATAACTAATTTAAGTCCGTCAAATGCTAACTTTAAAGGAGTAACGGCAAGAGTAAATACTCCACTTAATACTTTACCAAGTGCAGCAAAGCCATTTGTATTCTTACCTACTTCCGAGGTTACATCAATAAAGATGTCTATAAGCGTAGATATAATTGTAGAAATAGTATTGAATACCGCAGCTACACTATCGGCAACCTTTTGGTTCTTACTAAGTGTTTCTTTGAAGAAATTAAAAGCACCTGCAATAACACTAACTACACCTAACGACTTAATGGTATTACCTAAAGTCGAAAACGCACCTTGTCCTTGTTTAGCCGACTTGGTAGCATCTTGGGTTTTGTCCGATAATTTATCTATATTCTTTTCCCCGTCTTTAGTATTAACATTTATCTCGAGGTTAAATTTTTGAGTTTCTGCCATTAGTATTCTGTTTCTATTACTTTAAGGAATGATAGTTTAGTAGTATTGTATTCCATTGGGTTAAAGTTTTCGACCTTGTTAAGCCTAAACAGTACCCCGTCTATCCAGATGTACTTACTAAAATCTAAGTTAAAAATGTCTACAATATCCAATAAACCAAAGCACGTTAATAGCTTACTATCTTTGCTTGTTATCTCGGCAAGATATGGACTATGGTAAGCGTTAAATATATTTGTTGTAGGGTATCTATTAGGACTAAATTGTAGTTCTTTAGGTGCGCCAAAGTTTATATCGTTAGTAGGGTTAATAGGGTCGTCTAAGTGCCCTGCATAACCATAGCTTGTGTAAGATGCTAAAGTAGTAGAACCATTCATTATTGCCCAACTACCTACACCCGTAATCTTCTTTGTTTGCATTATTCGTATAATGCTATCCATTCTATCTTCTGCGTTATTACTATTTGACTTTTTATAGATAGCAGGAAATACTTTGTCTTGTCCTGTTTGTTGAAACAATACAGACGATGCAAATATAACTTCTAAAGTATCGGTTTCTTTTACGAAATCAAACTCGGTATCGTATATAAAATCGCCATAACCTTCGGTGTACTTTTTACGATAGTTTTCGTTATAGAAGTCATTGTCTGATGTAAACTTATAGTTATAGTAACGGGCGTTAATTTCACTCATTGGCTTTATGCTCAAAGGCTTTGACCTATCTATTTTGTTAGTCCAATCTTCTGCATTAGCCGACACATTAGGATAGAAGTCCACAAACGGACTAATAACAAGTTCCTTGTCGTTAAACTTATTCTCATAAACGTAAAGGTTAAACATTTTGACAATGCTTAAAAAGAAATCTCTTTGGAATATACCTTTAGGGATTGTATCGTTTACTGTTATTGTTTCGCCTAAGTTAATTTGTACTTGCGTAGGTGTACTTGTAGTAAGTTTAACCTCGCCCATAATTACGCCTATAATAATTCCGTTACCTAATACCTCTACCTGCATTGTGTCGTTAGTAGCAAAATTGACACCGCTAATTGTAAAGTTACAATCCATAAAGTCGTTAATACTTGCATCAAAGTCCTGTCTGCCTATTTCATTACCATTCTTTTTTAGTATTACTGAATAGCTTGGTAAACTTGGATTGAAAAAAGTAACATCTCCACGAAGCGTTAATTCTAAATTCGTTGTTATTGTAGGAGTACCCGTATAAGTAAATAACTGCCCTAATGTATCAAGTGTAAAGCTACCTGCCGTTACCATTGTAAACTCGGCATAAGGACTTAGGTTAGTATTAATAGTTATTACTTTAGCGGCTGCGTTTAAACTCGTATTATTTAAAGCCGTAATAGTTGTTTGGTTATGTGGTATTATTAGCCTATTAAATAAAGCACTATTAAAGAACGGGCAAGTAAAAGTATAATCTGTACCTGCAAATATCTTTTGAATATACTCTTTAACATATAAAGCAGGTCGAAACGTTGTATATTGGAAGTCCTTTTTAAGTGTTCCGTATGTACCAGTACTAACGTTTCCGTAATCTATAAGTGGATAGTAATAACCCGAACCACCTACGTTATCCCAACTCGAACTAATATTGGCTACGCTATAAGTATGGTTGTAAGCACTAAAATCTAAATCTTCTAAACGCTTATTGCCTAACTGGTTAATAAACCCACCAAGTTCTCCAAATACGCTACATTGATACTCGATAGTTTCTTTGTCTATAACTATCTCTAATATTCGTAAAGTGCCTTTGAATATTTGCACCTTATCAATAAATATTTTACAATTAGCTTGTTTAGTTACGTTGTAGTTATACCCTACGTTTGGTAATGTGTTATCTGTAAAGTTAGCGTTGTTAAGTTCGAAGATGTAACCAAACACCAAGTTATTAGTTGCCGTTCCTGGTATGCTTATTGTTTTGCTAAAGGAAGTATTGCGACTACCGAACTCACTTACATCATCAATGGCATAAGTAAACTCGGTAGATATATCTTGCAATAAATCAATCTTCCTATCTTCTACGTATATCTCGGTACTAATCATTATCTAAATTGGCTTGTTAAGTATTTTCCTACTTCTACTTCAATCTCAAAGTTAAATAGTTTGTCCGCACTCTCTAACTTGTACTCATAGTTAGTTGTGGTTATGGTAACAGGGAAGTATGCACCAAGAACTTCCATATATACAATAGGACTTGATACAAGTTGAGCCAACCAAGAATAATCTTGTTCGCTAACCCAATCAGAAGTAAGCTTATATCTATCCTTATGCTGAATAGCATAGTTGAAAGTCGTTTCGTTATACCTGTTATATCCATCGATGTTTGTCATTTGTCCACCTACAAGCTGCCAATCGCTTCGCCTGTATGATGCTCTTTGATATTCGCTCGACCTTCTATTTACAAGGGCAAACTTTTTTGTGTCCCAACCGCCTAATCTATTTAAGAACTCTAAGTTAAATTGTTGGTATTTAGGATAGCACTTATGTCTTAGTTTTATTACCCTTGTTTGTGCGCCACCTCTTTTTAAATAGAAATTATAGCCGTAAGTATTCTCGTCTATAATCGTGCCAGATGCCCAATCGTTTATGTGTCCTGCTTGTAAGTTAAACATATTAAATTGTCCGCTTAAGGTAATGTTACCGCTTACTGTATTAGTAACTACATCTCCAGGAGCTAAAACCTCAACCCACGCAGAATAACCGCCCGTTGCTATGCGTAAGAACGTAATGTAAAAGTTATCTCCGTATTCAAGCGTAATGTCATCTGTATCACGCTCAGTCAAGAAGTCATCAGTAAAATTTTCTAATAGTAAATTGTCGTAATAGTCCGATAGCACCAAAGGTGTGTTATTCTTAGTTAAGAATATATCTGCAAATAATGGTGGTACAAAGTTGTAAGCTGAGAAGTTACCAGATGCTAAGTTAGTAGTTGTAACACCGCTTACCTCTTCGCCTACTCTTATTTGGTAATCTACTTTAATCTTGTCGTTTGAAGCTACAAGTATTGAGTTGCCCGAAGGCTCGAAGTAGTTAGTAACAAAACTCCTAACCATTGGCGATGCGTTAAACACCCCGTAGCTACCTTCTGCACTTGGCGAAGGGAATACTTTAGAACGTATTACTTGGCTTCCATTGATGTATACGTCATACACAAACTTAAAGTTTGTAGTTCCGCTATTGGTAGAACTTGAAACAAACCAAAGGTTATCGTGCATTGACGAATATGGTGCAGGACTACTTGTTATTGTAATTGCCATTATTTGTTATCTTTTATTTCTTTTGATATTTTAGCAGATGCCTTAACTGCGTAATCGCCCAATAAAGCATAGGCTACATCTTGCGTAAATTTATTATTGAATACCTGTGCAATAGCATTGTCAAAGTATTTAGTTTGCTCAATACCCTTCTTTTTAATAGACGAAGATATTGCATAGGCTAACCTTTTCTTATTGGTAGCATCGCTTACTACCTTTTTTAATGATTGCCTTTTGGTTTCCGTCTTGTCTATTTCCCCTTTTTTGTTAGTAGCTACGCTATCAGTCCTAACGCTTTTCCTTGCCTTATTAAGCCAAGTAAATATATTAGCAGCCATTTTCCTATTAGGGTAAGGACTTTTAAAAGAGTAAGGAGTATTGCTTGGACTTCCGCTATCGTAACCCTTAACCCCTTGGTTAATAAAATCAAAGTACTCCATTTGTTTGCTCCCTAAAGGGTAGCCTAAATTCAAAGTATATTGATTGCCAAACTTAGTGATAACGGGTTGCGAAGGCTCGGCTAATAAACCAGAACTTATAGAGCCTGACTTTTCGAGGTTCTCTTGGATAGCATCGTTAAAGGCTATGCCGTATTCGTAAAGTACCTTTTCAAGTAATGGCAGTTCGTCTTTCTTAACAACGTTATAGTCGCCCCCTTTAATCTTGTTAAAGAAGCCTTCCCTTAAAGCCTGTAATTGATTTCTACTAATACTCACGCTAATAAATATAAGGAAGGTCTAAAAATAACTAACCCCACCAAAATTGGCAGGGTGTGTCTGGGGGTATTGGGGGTCTTATTTTATCTTCCTAATGGCTTCGGCATCAAAGTCCGACTTGGCTTTTAAGTACGATAAGCTATTTAAGTAATGTATTATTTTAAGTTCGTAAGCATCTTGCAAAGGTATGGCTTCGTACTCCGATACTATTTTGGTACAGTATTGCCACCCAAAATATTCCATAAAATTGCTGCCACCTTTTGTGCCTTGTCCTGTTCCATATTCTCCTTTATTAGGCTCTTCTCCAAAAAGTCCTGGGTAATTGGAGTCCAATCGTTGAATACTTGATAAAAAAAAACAACCGAATAATAAACCTCTTTGAAATTGGCAAACAAAAAGTCATTTGCGTAATCTTGGTGCTTGTCCGAATCGTAAGGAAGGTCTATGTATTTAAGCCATTTTCTTTGTTGTGGGATAGTAATAGATGCAGCTATCTTGTGTAGGTTAGGTATAAGTTCCTTACAAAAGTATTTGCTTTCAATGTAGCGTGAAGCGTTAATGTCCTTTGCATCTTGTATAAACCTATACATTTTGCCATTGGCTCTTACTCTATTTACGGGTGTACCTTCGTAGTTGTCTTTAAGGAATATTATCTCCGACCTATATTTATTTAGCTTGTCTTTAGGTAGGTTAAGAACTTGATTGTCCGTAAGGTTATTGACTATGCCTACTAACTTGCACTCTAATTCAAACTCCGTTAAGTGTTCTGGTGGGTTTGTAATGATAGGGTGCATTTGTTGGTATTGCCATACCGATATTTTATTCCAACTCATAATTTTTCTATTTCTATTTTAACTTCTTGCCACCATTGTTTTGCTATGCAGTTATCCTGTTCGTCAAATGCAATCGGGTTAGAAGCGATTATTTCGTCTACTGCTATTACGGCGCATTGATAGGCTTCTGCTCTTTGTTGCAATCCTACAACATTAAACTTATCTACTAATTCCTTTGCCTTTTCTTTTGGTGTCATTTACGAAGTTTTAACATTATCTCATAAGCAAGATGCCCACCTATGTAGCATAACGCTGCCAAAGGTAAGCAAATTGCAAAGAAGTACAATATTTTTATTACTTTAATGATACGGCTACACTTGTTGTGCTACTCTTAGCAGGTGGGTAAACTTTCGTAACCTCGCCAGTAACTCCGTTAATAATGTCAAGTCCTTGATGCGGAACTTTTTTAAGGAACTCTTCCATATCCTTTTTGGCTTTAGCTGCGCTATTGTACTCGGTCATTATTTCCTCGTAAGCAGGACTTTCGCATTTGCTAAAGTCATACTTAACCCCTACTTCTCTAATGTTAAACTTTGCGCTCATATACTCAAAGTCCTTACCATTAAGTACGGCTGCTTGTAATACCGCATCTTTGTAGTCCTTATTTGCCTTTAGTGTTTCGAGCATATCCTCTAAGGCTTTAACCTGGAGATGTGTTTTTAACGGGTCTAACTCCCCTGCGTTTAAGCGTTCAATTACTTGATGTGTAAACTCTATGCGTTGTTCTTTTGTTGTTTCGAAGATTTGTTGAAGTTCCATTTTATATTGTTTCGGGTTTGTAGTTATCAATATCGAAGTATCCTATTTTAGCTGCATCTTCAGGCTTACGCATTTTGCGTTTAGAAGGCTCGTAGCCTTTTTCTTTGCAGTAAGTAAGTATCTCTAAGTAAGTAGCATCAATGTTAGACATCATTATACTAATCGGCTCACTTGCGTAATATTTGTCTATATATTCTTTTGTGCTTTGGGTCATAGTTTTTAATTGTGTAGTCAGTTAAAGCTGCCATTACAAAACCTGTTGCAATTAGCAGAAGGCAAATAGCGTAAATCATTTTGAGTAGATGTCTTGAAGTTGCCCAATAAGGTAACAAGCTACTAAAAATACGGCTAAAAGTTGTGCGGTTTCTTTTTTCATTGTGTTTAGTTGAGTTAAAAAAAATATGGGTAAGGCGCTCCCCATCTACGGCATTGGTTCATATTTTAGTGCCTTTACCTATGCTACATCACTATGTTAAATATGTGCGTTGAATAGCCGCACCCCTATTTTCGATTGCTATATAAAGTTAATGATTTTTGGAGTTGAAAGGTAATCTCCACCTGTGCTTGTATGAAATTGAGAAGAAACTGCTAAATCGTGAATAATACCAGTTTCCATATTGTAGTGAATATCTACAACTTCTCCGTTAAAAACACCTTTTGTGCAAGTATAAATATCGTGCAATATATTACGTTGCTCGTGTTTTCTTGATTTTGTAGATAGGTATAAATCAAAACCTTTGGTTTCTAATACCTGAGAAACATTGTTAATTTTTTTGCTTAATGAAAGGGTAGCGTTTTTCATTGTGTTTGTGTTTATGATTAAATTATTTACGATTAGAAACAAATAAAGAAACTTTATTTAAATATTCGAAAGTAACATTAATTCTTATATCGCCATGTGCCATTACTAAATCTTTAACTATGTTTAAAAAATGTTGACCTTCTGCAATATTGCCTTGCTCAAACTCATATTGAGCATCATTAATGTAATTTGTAATTGCTTGGCTTAGTACGATAGTTCCCATTGTGTTTTGTTTTTGTGGTTAATTGATATATCAAATATACAACCTTTTCACATTCCACAACAAAATGAGCAAACTTTTTTTTAAAATTGTGATGAGCGGTAAATATTAAGGATAAGCGGTAAATTATAGGAAGTTGTACCTACCAGTGCCACGTTTAAGGCTAAAGTTCTGCCAAGCCAAAGCCAAAGCCATTACGGCGTCATCGTGAAAGCCTGAAGGTGCGGAGTACTTTACCCCCGTTGCCGTGTACATATATTCAAATACTTCTAACTCTTGGCTTATTATCCCTTCAGGGTAGCCAATCTTACCTTGATGAATGGCAGCCTGTAAGCCTTCCATAAGTTGTTGCTTACTTGAACTTGTAAACTTTAAGCCTTGTATCATTACCCCTTCACGTTGTAAGTCCTCGAGGATAGGGTCGCCAACCCCCGTAGAATCGACAAGGATAGGGCATTTTGGCAATCTAAGGATAGTTTGCTTGGTATTGTGCCAATCCATTTGAAAGCGGTCAAAATAAGCCACGTTTCCATCTTCGTCTAACCCTACTATTACAGTCCAATCGACTGACTTGGCAAGGTCAATTCCATAAGCTACAATCGGCATTGTTGTTACTGGGTGTATGCACTTTCGAATATGTTGGCTACCAAATGGGTTAGCTGCGTTTTCGGCAGGGTTTGCCATATACTCCTGCTCAAACACAACCTCTGGGAGTTGCTTCCTTGCATCGTCTATTTCGTTGGGGTCAATATATGGGTTATCGTATGTAGTGAATTTAAAGCTTTGCCAATCGGGTTCTGCTTTGCTAAACAAACTAAAGAAGTAGTTTTTACCTTTAGGGGTGCTAAGGAATATAGCTTTACCCTTATAGTCAGTTAAGGTAGGTCTTATTGAGTTTAGCCACCCATCTTCAAGGTTAGGTATAAAGGAAGCCTCGTCTATTACGGCTAAGTGGAACTTTAAACCACGAAGATTGTCCAACCTTTCGCCAGTAAAAAAGCGTATGCTCCCACCCGTTATGAATGTAATAACTAAGTCGCTTTCGTTTTTAGAGTATATCTCTAATGGTAATAGGTCTACTATCTCCTTAAAAAATATCTTGCCTAATTGGTAAGTAGGTGTTATGTAAGCTACTCGCTTTTTATTCACCGCAGTTTCTATGCTTATGGTTTGGCTAATCAAGGACTTACCAAATCTTCTACCTGCCATCATTACAATAAACCTCTTATCGCAGTCAAGTACTTGCTTTTGCGCTGGGTGTGGGTTATGTAACTTCAAGCCTATTGTCTGCATTATCTATCGTAAGTTATTTTAATCTCACTTACTTCGTGTTTGTTCTCGGACTTCTCTACTAAGCTATTCAAACGCTGAGTAATGCTTGGATTGTAAACCCCTGCCATACCCCCTTCGATTTGGTCTTGCCTAATTTTTTTCCTAATATGCGAACAGATAGTTAAAAAATCTGCGTAAGCATTATTTGTGTTAGCAAAGTAATGGCTTAAATCTCCTATAATTCCTTTGTCTGCGCAATAGTTTTCAAAGCCTTCTATTGTTAAAGGTCGCTCTCTTAATCTATAAACTTCATCTCCGTCTTTACCTACGAAATCGTGTACTTTAATAGGATTGCTTTTGCAGTATTCTGCGTACTCGTTAAAGTATTGAAGCATTAGTTCTGGTGTCTCTATAAGTTTAAACCTACCCATCTATCTTGTTTTTATAGTGTTGGCATATCCTATCCATTACGGAAAGGTAATATGTGTTAAAATCTTTGTAACCTTCGTTGTCTTGTTCGTATGTCTTGTATAAGATGCCCCTTAATCTTTGGCTCGGTGTTTTGAAGGTGTCAGGGTCAGCCTTTAGGTTTTCTATTACGTCTTGCTCTTCTTTACTAAACGGCTCTTCTTTAATTGCTAAGTAACAAAACTGTTGGTTAAGCTGAAACAAAGAAGCTGCATCTTTAGGACTAAGTTCTTGGGTTGCTAAGGTAAGCTTGATTGTTTTGTCTTTGCGTGAGGCAATGCTTTCTATTTGGCTTGATAATAATATCATAGTATTCCATTAATTATGTCGTTTGCTTCGTCTAAAGCATCTTCTTGGTCGAGGTATGTATCTACGTCTGCTATATGTTTGTTGATTAAAGTTTCTGCCATTGCGTAGGTGTAATGTCCTATCGTGGTCATATCGTCTCCATTTTTACCCGTCTTACATACCGCAAGGAAGTAAGCTTTGTGCGTAAGGAGTAACCATATAGCGTTTAGTTTTCTCATCTACCTTGTCCTCTATAAGCTTTTTCCCTTGGCGTGTGCTTATTAAAGGACTTCTTTGCAGAACCTCTTTTGCGTTTGCCAAAGCTAATTTTGTTTTTATTCTCGTTACCTTTTGCCATAATTCTTTGCGTGTATGTCTTTTAAAAACTCTTTATATTGTTTTTTGTCTCCGTATTCTATGTGGCACTTCCTACACAATCCCATTAGGTTCTCAATCGTGTCTTTGTCTTTGCTTCCACCCATACCCCTCGCTTCTATGTGGTGGCAATCTACTGCCTGTGCGCCACACACTTCGCAAGGAATGAAGTCCGTTTTTTTATACCCCATTCCCTGCAAATAAATTTGTGTGTGTTTCTGCATAGTTTCCCCATTAATTTTCTTCGTTGATTAATAATAATTGTTTAAAAAAATTAACTATGCAAATTATATTTCAAGTACCTATCTACTGAACTTTTAGATATATTATATTTCAAAGATAAGTCCTTTTGTGAATATTTTTTTGTACTATAATCTTCTTTTAATTTGCTTATCATATCGTAAGATACTTTATAGATGCCTTTAGTTTTAGATACCTTCCCTTTATTGTAACAATAATCTCCGCCATCTGTTGCATTAATTAAATTGCAGCCAATAGTTTTAAATACTTGTATATAATAAATTTCTTTTTCTTTTGCTTCCTGAAGTGTATTTATTCCATCTTCTATAAGCATTATTTTTATCTCATTACTATATTTTTTAACCCAATTAACTTTATGAAAATTGTGCCTATAATCTTTTAAATGTTGTTTTAATCTATAATTTAAATCTTTTGCAGTCAAGCCAATATATCTTACACCTAAAAAATTATCGGCTAAAGCATATATTTTGTAATTATTCACTGTCAATTTGTTTTAACTTTCTACTTGCCCATTCAATGCCCTCATCTCCGCCCCAGGCTAACCAAGCTAATCGACCGCACCCGTCTCCTAATTTTCTATCGCTATGTTGTTTATGCCTTGCAAAAGATGCCATTCTTGAAATCGTGTCTCTACTAATTGGTTCTCTATTAGCTAACTGCCTTGCCCTTGCCTTTCCTGTTGCCTCTAAGCAACTTCCCCAACCATTCTCTTCTGCATAGTTAATAGCTATTTGTGCGTTCTCACTTGCTGCCTTTGGGTAATCAGTATAGCTTTCGGCAAACTTGCCACCTGCAAGGATAGCCTTCCAAACTTGCATAGCTTTTTCCTCGGTATCGTAGATGCAAGACCCGTTTCCAATCCGATATTTGCCATTAGAGGCGCATTTATATATTGGCATTTCTTATGTGATTATATATTTTTGTGATGTGGTTAATAAATTCTTTATAGTCCATATCCATTTTTGCTACATTACAAGTTTTGCAACAAGTAACTACATTACCTTGAATATATCCTTTTGAACTATCTATTCTGTCAATACCATTATAGATAAAGTTATACTTAAAATTAGGTTGATTATAGAGCATATTATTGCTATGTTCTGTGCCACAATAATGGCATTTATCTTTAACTAATTTAAGTATCTCTTCTCCTGATAATGTGCAAGTTAAACCTCTTTTTATGTATCTCTTATTTAACCTGCTTTTTAATACATTTGCACAAGTAAGTTCTAAATTTTTATTACTAAACTCGTTTGTAAAATTTTGTGTTAGTTTACACTTTTTACATAAAGTACCTCTCCTTCTTATTTCGTCTGCTCTTTGGGTACATTCTATGCCACATTTATCACAAGCATAAGTACCAACAGACCTTAATCTGCCTGACTTATCTACCTTTGTGTGATAAAATATTTTACTTATTACTGGCATAGTTTACTATAAATATACTTTCGGTCTAAATTTATCTCGTCAAAGTTATACTTCTTTTGGCAGAACTCAAAAAGCTTTTGTCCGCTTTCCTTACGCATATCCGCATCGCTTACTAAATCTCTTATATGTTTATACCAATCCTTCTGGCTTTTAACGTAATGCACGGGCATATCTAAGTAAGGATTGACGTGGCTAACTATGGCAGGGTTCTTTTTAGAAGCCGTTTCTAATACCTTTAAATTTGACTTCATAGCGTTGAACTTATTATCTACTAAAGGAATAATTGAAATGTCGCTATCCGTATAAGCACCCATATATTCCGTAACCTTTGCATAGTTGTATATAGTAGGGTTAAGCTTTAATCCGCAAGTAAAAGCATCTATCATTTTATCCCATATAGGCTTCTCCCCGTCATTGTAACCTGCAATAACAGTTCTTATATTCATACCTTGTAGGCGTTTAAACGGCTGCCTTAGTATTTCTAAATCTCGCTCGTGCGTTCCGCTACCGCTCCAAAATAATCTAACCTTGTAATCTTCGGTCTTGTTATCCTGGAACTGCTCTTTGCCGTAAGGTAATGCGTTTGGTAATATGTGTACGTTCTTATTGTATTTACTTATTTCGTCTGCTAACCTTTCGTGTGTGCAAGTGCAAAGGTCTGCAACTTCTAAATAATCAGTAATTAGTTTACCTATGTTATTGTACTTATATCTTAAATACAACAAATGGCTTTCGCTAAGTTCCCAGTAATCGTCATTATCGACTACTAATTTAAAGCCGTACTTAGTGCGCCAAATGTCCATTTGCTTTGCATCTATCTCGTTAAGCATTCTATTCATAAGCACAATATCCCAACCTTGCTCTAATAGTTCGTCATTAAGTACATCGGTAATAAGTGCGTACTCTTTTTCCATATTAACTATTGGCATCATAATTCTATGATAGCCGACACCCGAGTTGGCAGAAGTTATACAAAGTATTTTCATAAGTTTATATAATAAGTTTTATTTCCATTTGTATAACCAGATACATTATTACTATGCAAACACCAGGTCTTTTGTACTAATTCATTTTTATTGTAACCATAAGCATCAATGCTATTTTGCTCAATATGATTAGCAGTATATTCTTTAATGAATTTCGTATGCAAACCTGCTGCCCTACATCTTGTACAATAATCTAAATCTATTGCTCCATAAGGGTCAAGTTCTTGATTAAATGCACCAACTCTTTTTATAGTTTCTTTTGTGATAGTAAAGTTGCCAATTAAATCAGCCGTGTCATTACATGTACTATGTAAAGGAATAGAACAAATACCAATAGTTTTATCTTGTAAAAAGTCATTTCTTATTTGCAACCAATTATCAGGTTCTAATATATCGTTACCCATAATAGTTACATAATCTATATTATCAAAGTTTAAATTCCTTAAGCCTTTATTAGTTGCAAATGCTATACCTTCTTCATTAATGATAGTAACTATATCAATATGCTTACCTGCATTTTTGATATTCTCAAACAATGTATTGATGTTCCTATCTTTATAGTTTAAGTATACTATTGCATTCATTATCTTATGTTTGAGCCGATTTCTCGTGCAGGTACTCCTGCGTATTTAGTATTGGGTTTTGCATCTCCTTTTACAAAAGCACTTGCACCAATCATACAATTTTCTCCTACGTTTGCAAACTGATGTAGAACTGCGTTAAGTCCTATATTAGCACCATTGTCTACAATAGAATGCCCACCTATTTTTGCTCCGCAGCTTATTGTAACATTGTCTAAAATTGTGCAGTCGTGTCCAATGTGTGCGTGTTTCATTATGAAACAATTATTACCAATGAAGGTGTCAATCTCCGTACCTGCGTCTATTGTTACAAGTCCTGTAATAACATTGTTATCGCCTATGTATACTTTGCCTTTTTCTTTTTGCCAAAACTTTTTATGCTCGGCTTTGTCGCCTATAATACAATAAGCACCAATGTAGTTGCCATCTCCGATAATTACGTTATCGCCAATGATAGCGGTAGGGTGGATAAAGTTAGCCATTCTTTTTTTTATTTTTAGGTTTAGGTTGTTCTTCGTACCAAGTATACAAGCGTTTAATCATATCAAAGATACAATTACCACACCATACTGTTAAGATAAAATCTGCGCTCATATACTTGCGGTAAATATGCTCGTACATTTTTAATATGTCTAAATCTATATTACGAACATAGCCATTTTGGACTGTATGCCAATTACCAACGTGGTCATCTAAAAATTTGCGGTGTTCTATTTCCATAAGTTCCACATTAGTTTTGAAAGTAAAGGTGCTAACACTCCTGGTATAAATACAAACGAAATTATGTCGGTACATATTGCAGGTAGTAAATATAAAACTAAACCTGTCCAAGCTGCTAAACAACTCGTACAACTAAAAGGCTTAAAATCTAATTTCCACTTCCTATGAAATTGGTGTATCTCTACAAAGAATATTGCAAAGCATATCGCTGCTATAATTATCATAAACATATTCTATTTAATTAAAGATAAAATCTTTTGTTTAAATTCATTAAATTCAATTTCAGTATGTGGTGAATTATAGCATTCAAATTTAATATCAGTGTTTAAATTAACATCTTTAATTATTATAGTATGATAATCTTTTAAATTATTATCTAATATTTTTTGAGCATTATATACATCATCATCTGATGAAAAATTAGGATACCTAACAATAAAAATTGGCTTTGTCATTTGCGTAGTTGTTTTTTAAGTTCTCGTTTAGTTAGTTTTAGTTCCCTATGTATTGACATATAAGGAATACCTGTAACCCTACTTAGTTCTTTAGCGTTGCAGTTATGCTTAATTGCATAAACTCGCAATAGTTCCGCTTTATACCAGTGCATCTTTGATAGTTCATCTTCTACTTTGTTAAGTAAATCTTCGTCTCTATCGTGTACAATTAATTCTACTTCTAAAGGTTTGCGGTATGTTCTATAAAATTGGCTTGTATTACTTTGCATCATATTTATCATTGTCCTAACCAAATAGAACTTTAAAACGTTGCGTGTGCGCATATCAATTAAACGCTCCTCATCCATTTCGCATAGCACCTTAAATAATTCGCTTCTTAAATCGTCTCTTAAATCTTCAGGCTGCATCTTGTCTATTGCTTCCTTTAGTTCTCGGCTTTCCCAAAGTTCTAATATGATGCTATTCTTGTTCATATTCTTTTAAGGTTAGTTTGCCGTTCTCTTCGGTTGCTATGTAACAAAAGCAATTTGCCGTTTTTGCTAAGTTTAAAAATGCTATTTGGTAGCTGCTTAGTTTATCTCCTATTGCTTTTGTTTCGCAATATACCGCTACTCCTGTTTGAGTGTGAAAGCCTACAACATCTGGCACTCCTTTTAAACCTATGAAGGTTCGACCCCTAACCGCTAAGTTGTTATTGCGCCATACAAAACACCCGTTTTTATTCAGGGTCTTAATTGCTTCTTTGGTTAATTCGTTTGCGGTCATATTACAAAACTATATTAAGAAAATGAAACTTTACCAAATTTTATTTGTTCCTCAAAAAATAATGCTACTGCAACTGCTCTTGCTTGGTTCTTAAGCCAACTATCAGTCCATTCGTCTCGGTATTGCTTTGCGCTTATGATGTCCATTTTATTAGCTTTGTATGTAATAATCTCCATAAGTTTCTTTTTAGCAAGTGCGCCATCTTCTTTTGTCCATACCTTGATGCCAGTACTATTAAGCTTTGTAAATACGCTTAATGGGTTAAACAATCTATCAAAAGTTCTATTTTCCAGAACCTTATATTCTTGGTAACTGTAATTAATTATCTCTAAATCGGTTAAGTGCGGGATTGCTTCTACTCGTTCCTGTGGCATCATTTTTCTAACTTCGTTTGCTTTTTTCTTGTACCTATCCATTACCTGACTAAAGTATGCAGGACTAAAGTTCTGGTAGTGGTCTATAAAGTCATTGGCTACCATTTGCTTAAACGCTACTTTAACTTCGTTTATTGTAAAGCCACCATACTCAGTTCTTATCCAATCCTCTAAAATTGCTAACTTAACTTCTCCAGGATTGTTAATGCCAACAAGCTGCATAAGGTAAACAAGGTTTTGTTTAAATATGGTAGAGTTCAGATTGCGAACCCTCTCGCCCGAAAATGCGGTCATAATCTCTTGCTCCGTAGGAAGTAGAGTGGATAAAGTTGTAGTTTTTAAGGTTTTCAAGTTCGTGTTTATCAAGCTTTCGTTGATTATCTGAAGTTCTTTTTGCATCTTCTTTTAGGTTAAATAGACCTTTCCAACCATTTGCCATTGACTGATTGATAATTTTTATAGCAATGTCTTCTTGTCCGTTTGATAATTTTATTAATTCTTGTAAGGTAGCAAGTTCGCTTTGTGTTGTTCTATATGTAAACTTAAATTGTTTTTTCTTGTAATCCTTCCAATCAAACCACATTTTTTCAAATTCCTTAGAAACAAAAGGAAGCTCTATTATTTCTTTTATTTCCTTTATTTCTTTTCCTTTCCTTTCCTTTATAGCATTGCGGTCGCTATGCGGTAGCAATGCGGTCGCATCATTTACATTAGAAACCCAACGTTTACGGGCGTTTTGACTTGCCTTCTTGCTCTTGCTATCCCTTTCGTCTATGCGTTTTTGTACAGACATACTACCAAAGTTTTCGCCTTCAAATACAAATAAACCAAAGTCGTGTAATACGCTATGCACAACTTCGCTATGCACTCGCAGGTCATAAGCTATGCCATCGCAATCCGTTCGCAATGCGTTTGCATTATTGTATAGGTCTTCAATGATTGCCCAGAATACCCCATAACCGAGCATTCCGTGTTTCCTAATAAGGAATTTAATCTTCTCGTCATTACGGCTATTATAGTCGTGTGAGAAGTAAAAGGTATCTTTTGCCATAAAAAAAGAAAAGACCCAAGAAGGAGCGAACTTCAAGGGTCTTTATTATTTAACCACTAAACACATTATGGGTTCGCTCTTCCTTAATGTGTCTTATATTTATGTTGCGAATATATACTAAATTTCTTTAAGTTCTAATTTTAAGCAAAGTTTTTTTAGCTTAGTTTTAAACCAGTCCTCAGTTTCTATTAAGTTATTCGCTTGTTTTATGTTATGGATAGCAGTAGTATGGTCGCTTGTTCCTGTGTACTGGCTTATCTCCTTAAGGCTTAATTTAGTATAACGCCTTAGTAAGTATGCCGCAGCTTTGCGCCCAAATGTTGTTTTTAAACTCCTATCCTTAATTAATACATCGCACTCAAACTCTTCGTCTACCAATTTGACAATAGTTCTCGCACCAATGTCTAACCCTAAAGGCTCGTTATCTTCTATGCCTAACAATCCAAGTTGCTGCATCATTTCGTGAAGTTGCAAGTGGGTGTTGCGTTGTGCGAAGTATAACTCCTTTAATTGTCTTATTGATATATCCTTTTTCTTATTCAGCATAATTAAAACGGCAATCCTTCCGTATCTTCTTTAGGTTTAAAATCATTTACATAAATCTTGTAATCTGGTTGTTTGTCCTCGGTCTTGTAAGCGTTTACCCACATTGAGTATTTAACATCATTGATTGTAAAATTAATTACTTCTCCTTTAGCGGTCTGCTTTTTCCAAGCACCTGCACTCCATTTTTTTTGTTCCATTTTTATTTGTTTTTAATTGAATATTGAGCTACTAATTTACTTTGTTTTTTCGTACCTACGTTAATTAATTCCGTTTGTACTTTGTAGCCTTTGCGTTTTAATTCAAACACTACGGCTGCAAGTCGAAGACTATTGTACTTCGTTAGAGCCTGAATTGGTGTCAATGTTTTGCCCGAAAGCAAATGTTTCAAGATTTGTTGTTGTTGTGTCATTGTTATTGATTGGGTTAAAAAATACAGGTTTGTCTAATTTGTTTTCATACTTTTTAATAAAGGCTAATAAGTCCTCGTATGCTTCTTCGTTATACCAAGCGTAGTGATATACTTCTGCAAGTAGCATCTGCCTTTCAAATGGTAATAGTTCCCTCATTAGATTTTGTTTTGGTTATATTTTTCGTTGTAATATTGTTCTGCATATTCGTAACGCTTTCCACCAATTAAAGAGTAGTTTTCATCTCCATCAATTCTTGCTTCTATTATCTGCTCTTTCTCTTTTTCAAGCATTTTATATGCCTTCAATACAACTTGGTTAGCAGAAATCATTTTCACTTCATATTGATTAGTCCATTCAATTAACTCTTGTATAGCGGTTCTCATTAGCTTTTCTTTATTGTTTCTTTAATCTTGTTAAATTCGTCTAAACTCTTGATAGCTTTGATTTTCTCAATAGCTTTATACTTTTGTTCCTGAGTAAACTTTGTCTTATCTAACTGCTCAATTAAGAACGCCTTTTGCCCTTCGCTGACTTCGTCTTTATGCTCATTGGTAGCATCTGCGTCTTTGGTGTCGTCTATTGCAAAAAGTCCGTTAAGTGCGTACTTCCTGGCATAGCTACTTGCCGCTCCCGTAATCTGTGAGCAGTCCATTCCTTTTTTGTTTTCCTCTTCACGAGCAAGACCTGTGCAGGTAATGTTATCTTCGCCATTACTTAGACAAGCCGTAGCCTTTACATAAACTCTACCGCCTACTTCTATTACTTCATCGCTTAACATTAAAGCATAGCCGTACTTATGGCAGATAGGTTTTGCAGCTTCGATAATATCTTCTGCACTTCGGTACTTGTATTTAGCAAAAGCGTTAAATTGATTTTTAGGTGCTTTTAGTTCCTGTTGAATTTTAATTAGGCTCATTTGTTTCTGGTTTTGTTTCGTCAATAATATAATGTTCTAATACTTCGATAGTCGGCTCTTGTTTTTTTCTCATAGCTATAAATAATTCATAGGCTTGTGAGTAGTCCAAAGATATAGTGTCCTTTTGGTAGCGACCATCTACTGTTGTATAATAGTAAACATCGCCTCTATGGTTAGTTTCTTTTACAAATTCAATCTTCATATACTTCGTTTTTTAAAAGTTCAAGTTCTGCATTATGTTCTACCCATCGAGTGAAGGTGTAATCGTCATCTTCGTAATCGTAGTTTTTAGGCAATAAGGCAGGGTCATAAGGGTTTGATGTAGTCCTGCTCCCGTCAATTAATATGTTCCCGTATCGCTGATATTGGAACATTTGGTAGTTGGTTAAATGTGTCATTTTGTGTTTTGTTTACACAAATATACAACAATACACAATACAAAGTGCAAAACTATTAAAATATTTTAAAATTATTTTTGCAACATTGTTGCATTTGCATATCAAATTGTGCAGTTTATAGCACATTTTGTACATCAGAACGTACAAAGTAAAGCTAAAACTTAACTAAAATTGTAATAAAGTAAAGGTATTACTTGCCAAAGTCGGTAGTAAAATGCAGCCAAAAGTAGTAGTATTACTACCTATAATAGCTTTTGGAAGTAAAGTTTATCGTAACCCCCGTAAGAATATTCAGGTAAGTAAAGCCTAAACCCACACGAGATTAGGTTATTAGCTGAAGGAAAATTGTCTAAGGTAGTATAAGTAATAGCTATATGGCAAAAAGTAGAAGCTGCTTTTAGCCTTGTTTTAATCATTCGTCTTTGTATTCCTTGCCCTCTATAATCTTTATGTACCCACGCCCTGTTAAATATGCAAATGCCTTTAGAATAAATTGAGCCGCAATAAGCAACAATACGGCTCATATCGTCAAGCATAACCCACCATTCACGATTAAACTGGAACTCGTCAGCGCAACCCTTAAAGTTAGGATTGGTGTAATCTAATTCCCTAAGTTGCTCGTAGGTATCTCGGTCTAATATGTTGCCGAAGCTAAATATCTTTTTGAGGCGCATTGTGTATTTGTTCAAGTTTGGTTAAATAAAGTATGGCATCTTGTAGCTCCTGCTTCAAATGTGTTATCCATTCGCCTGTCGATAAATCTTCCCTGTCCATTGTGCAGTTGTACTTCTTTTTACCTACTTGCTCACGGCTACGCATATCTTCTATTACTAAGCTAAGTATTTTACTATCCATTTATTTGTCGGTTTTGCTATGTATCTTAAAACAAGTTTTGCACTTGTATAATATTTTCTTTACCCCTGTTGCAGTTGTACGCCTCATTTGTATTACTATCTCATCGCTTCCACATTCAGGGCAAGAGCCTCTATCTTGTCCGAATATAACGCCATAGTGTGTTTTAGGTTCGATGTGGTTTTTAAGTGCGTTAAATACTTGCTCTAATAATACAACATCTTTTTGGCAATACTTAATCATTTTAGCCATAGCTACTTTGTCCTTATGCAGAACAATGTCCTTCCATAAACTATATTCAGTTTTAATCTTCTGACCGATGCCTAAATAATCAGCTATGTAATTAAGCTTGTTGCTATTAAATCTAAACTTTTGACGTGCTACCTTTAGCGTGTCTATTGTAACGTATTTAGGAAACATCTCTATCCCGTGAAACAAGCAGCGTGTCCTTATCCACGCAAGGTCGAACTTGTCGCCATTATGCCCTACTAATTCCGAAGCCGTGTTTGCTACTTCGATAAAACTTTGTAGCATCTTTTTGTCGTTCTGTTTGCTATCCCATTGTAAATAGTAAACTTCTTTTTCATCTTCCCACTTGTAGCATATACAAATAATAGCACGTTCTTTAATGATGCTATCCGCAGTTACATTAAGCTTGTAACCTGCACTCCAGAAAAAGCCGACGTTTGGCGAGGTTTCGATGTCAAAGAATAGTCGTTTTCGTTTTGATTTTAGCATTATTTATTTTTTGCTGAATTTATCTATTGTGGTGTAACCCATAGCAAATAGCGTGAGATACAATACCGCATCTACCAACTTATCGCTTGGGTTAATTTTTAAGATTATGTTTAAGAACAAAGAGATAAAAAGACATAAGCTGCCAAGCAAAGCCACCACTCTTTTGTGGCTAATACTGTTGCTTTCGTCTGATAATAAATTTACTAATATAGTTCTAAAGTTGCTCATATAGTTTAGCTTCAGCCTCTCTCCGCCTCACTAACCCTTTAAGCACAACATTGTTGGCTCTTGTCCACTTCATAAATTCTGCCCTAATGCTTGGGTCTTTAGGGTTTGCGTTTACCTTTCTAAGTAAAGTGCTTCTCCTAAAATTACCCATACCTACATTAAAAGCAAACGAAACAATCGCAGAAAAATTGTTTGCCGTTACATTTGATTTTACAAGCACATCTACGCCTTTTGCAAAGTCATCGACTATTGCGTTAAAGTAATCTTCTGCCTGTTGCTGCGTAATAACATCGCCCTCTTTTACTTTCGTTCCGTCAGGGTAAAAAGTTAAACCCCAGGATATTGTCCATAAACCCGCAGGGCATTTGTACGCCTTTAATTTGCAGCCTTCGAACTGCTTTATTAAATCTCTACCTGCTTTGTTTACTTCCATAATCTATTCCAATATGCTAAAATTAACACAATCGCTATTATTAGACCGATTAAAGCCTTCCAAAAGTTATTTTGAGTAGTTACCTTATTTTTATCTACAATCGAAATTTGAGCCGTTTCTGTGCGATTAAAAGCTATTGTGTCTTTTTTAACTAAGCTATTGTCGGTCTGCTTGTCTTTTGTCTGGTAAACCCACTTAGTTACTATTTTGGGAACTACTATAATGCTATCCTTTGTTACACGGATAGTGTCGTAGATAGTAACCTCTTTTGTAAATACCTGCTCTTTTTCTATAATCTTAGTTACACTATCGTAAAAAGTAAGATGCACGGAATCAATCTTAGTTGTCCCCGTGCTATCATAACGTTTTTCAAACTTCTTAACCGAAGCGCAAGAAGTAAGTAATAAGGCTAAAAGTATTAATCTCATTTAAGCTTTTTGGTCATTTTGTAATAGTATCGAATAGCCATAAGACCTGAAACGATAGCCACCAAACTTGCAATCAATGTGAA